AAAAAATCGTTCAAGAAAAGGGCACTGATTACATAGATGCGGTTGTGCTCTATTGTCAAGCTAATAACATCGAAATAGAGACTGCTGCATCTTTAGTAAAAGGCTCTACTAAGATGAAAGCTAAAATTCAAAATGAAGCTGAAGACTTAAACTATTTACCTAAAACGAGGAAGCTGCCAATATGAAACTTAATATTATTGATAATAGGCCACCGCCTGTTGAATCTAACCTACCAAAGCATTTAGGTGGGCATGAATTTGAAACTCATATCGATGAAGGTGCAGTAGATAAATTTTGTGAGCTTGTTGGTGTTCCTGAAACCGTTCTAGATATTGGATGTGGTCCAGGAGGAATGGTTGAACTATTTAAGAAAAGAGGCTATAATGTAACTGGTATTGACGGAGACTTCGAAGTAGAACGTCCCGAAGATATCAAAGACAACGTGGTTATCCATGACTATCATGAAGGTCCATGGTTGCCAGAAAAGCCAGCTGATCTAGGATGGTCGGTTGAGTTTGTTGAGCATGTTAATAAAGAGTATATGTTTAACTTCTTGCAGACGTTTCAGCAATGTAAGTATATCATTATGACTCATGCTCTACCTGGACAACCTGGTTGGCATCATGTTAATTGTCAACCACCTGAGTACTGGGTAGGTGCAATGGATGCATGTGGTCTGTTTGTTGATGTTGAGCTTACTAATGCTATTAGAGAAGCTTCTACTATGAAAGAACGTTACATAAGGCAGATGGGTCTTGTATTTAAAAATGGACGCCTTTGAGGCTTATAAACAATATCTTGCCATTAAGATGCATTTTAACGATGGCAAGTATGATTATTTTACGTACAATGGAAAGACTAATGCATCTAAGCATAGCTTTGATGTACGTAAGGACAAGTATTACTTTCACAAGCTAGCTAAACAGAAGGATGTTAATAACTTCATAGTTGCTAACCTTGTGTATGGTAATGATCCGTATGTAGTAGAGATGATTAATAATGAAGACTGTGATGAATACTACAACAAGTTTATGCGGATCAAAGAGTCGTTATCTTATGTCTTTAGGAACGATATGCAGAAGATAGACGACTTTAATGGATCGTTGGCTGTAGAAGACGGTCAGCATCCAGACATTCTTAGGAAGTATCTTAAGGGTGAAATAGAGCTGGAAACTCTAATCATTTTAGATAGTCTGGTTGGTTGTTTTAATCACTGGAATAAAAAGATTAGTGATCCAATTGTATGGCCTAGCCTATATACGAAAGCAACAAAGTATAAACCGTTCCTCAGTTTCGACAGAGACAAGTTTAAAAAGATACTAGTTGCTTTATTTAAATAGAACCGCTATACTACGTATACACTTAGCTATAAGGAGACATACATGTCATTTGCTGCGTTAAAACAATCCCGTCAAGCTCAACTCGATAAGCTTGTAACGGAAGTATCCAAGTTGTCACAACCTGCTACTAGCAGTGGACAGGAGAATGACGACTTCTGGAAGCCTGATGTTGATAAGGCTGGTAATGGTTACGCTGTTATCCGTTTCTTGCCTGCACCTGAAGGCGAAGACGTACCATTCGCTCGAGTATGGGATCATGGATTCCAAGGTCCTGGAGGATGGTATATCGAGAAGTCCCTAACAACTATTGGTCAGAAAGATCCTGTATCAGAGCATAATACTATTCTCTGGAACTCAGGTATTGACGCCAATAAAGATATTGTGCGTAAGCAGAAGCGTAGGCTTTCTTATTATGCCAATATTATGGTTGTTAAGGATCCCGCTAACCCTGCTAATGAAGGTAAGGTCTTTTATTACCGCTTCGGTAAGAAGATCTGGGATAAGATTGAAGAGGCGATGAATCCAGCCTTTGAGGATGAAAAAGCCGTTAATCCTTTCGATCTATGGGAAGGAGCTAACTTCAAGCTTAAAATTCGTAATGTAGAAGGCTATCGTAACTACGATAAGTCTGAGTTTGACTCACCTTCAGCATTAGCAGATAGTGACGATGAACTTGAAGCTATTTGGAAGCAGGAACGGTCATTGGCTACGTTTACTGATCCTAAGAACTTTAAGTCCTATGACGAGCTCAAAACTAAGCTGGATAGGGTGCTAGGTCTAACTGGTGAAAGCAAGCCTAATAATACGGCTGCTGATTTAGATGATGAGCTAGATGCTCGCCCTATGCCTCAGGCAAGTCCTGCGCCTATCGCGTCTAGTGATGACGATGACGACGATTCAATGGACTTCTTTAAGAAGTTAGCGGATGAGTAAGTCAGGA